TCGCCTATCTGCACCGGCTGGAGATCGAGCGATCCGAAGGTCGATTGGCGCTTTTGCTGGAAGTTTGTCGGCCCAAAATTCTTGGAGCTGTCCGCCGCGCCAATGGTCCGCATTGCGCCCGAGGTGCCGATCATCAGGTCCGCACCTTCAGCCAGCCACGAGATGGCGTTGACCTCGCCAGCAAGGATCGTGAGCGTGAGGGCGTCATCTTCCTGCGCTGGCACTGTGGTCGAGAAATTGTCGAGGACGCCCGCCTTGCTCATCCACACGGTCTGCGGCTGGGTATCGGTGCGGCCCCACACGAGGCGCTGCTGGAAGAAGCTCACGCATCCCGGCCAGCCGGTCGTTTCCGACCATGCCCCCAGCGCCCAGCCGCCGGTCGGGTCTGTGCCGGGGTACGCTCCGACCCCGTTTCCCAGCTCGTCGATCAGACCATACACATTGGCGTAGACGAAGGTGCCGCCGATCAGGTTGGCGGTCGTCGTCCCGGTGCCGTTCGTGGTGAGATCTATGGCGGGGCCGTCCGTGTAGACCTCGTTGACGACCGCATGAAGAGTCCAAGACTGACTCGGTCCGACCACGTTGATAATTGTGGCATCACCCGAGCTGCTGGGCTTGTCGGTAATTGAAAATCTGTCCCCGTCGATCACGCTCACGTAATAGGTCGTACCCAGCGTCACCCCGCTGATCCCGGTCGGGATGACGGTAAAGACGATGGGGTCGTCGTCGCTCAGTCCATGCGAGGCCCATTCAAACTGGTTCCCGAGAAAGGGGGCACCCGTCGTAAAGATGGTGACGTCGCCTTCGTTGGTGACTGTTCGCACCATCGGCGTTGCCGACAGCTTGAAACTGTTTGCTGCTACGTCGCGCAAATAATAGGTGACGCCGTCGGCCAGCGGTGCGGCGATGGTGCCGCCGCCCGTGGTAAAATGCACCGCCTCGCCGCGACTGTGCCCGTGATTCGGCCAGTTAACGACGTCCGCCGTCGCATCGAAAGTGATGTTTTGCGTTGCTACGCCGACGCTGGTGATACGCGCCCAATACCATTTGCTGGAGTATTGCAGCTTGATCGCTCGGCCAATGTCAGAAATGACGAAGCCGACATTTCCGTTGATGCCGATGGCCGAGGATGCCGTGATCTTGACGTTGCCCGACGTCCCACTCGGCTGCATCGTTGTCCCGGTCGTATTGCCCGGCAAGTACGGACCGTCGTAGCCAGTATAGACCACGAGCTGGAAAGTAGAGCCTGAGAAGCGCGACAGCATCCTCGGCTCAAAATCGTTGCTCGCAATGTAAAGAATGTCGGCAGACTGCGAGAATTGCAGTCTCCATACATGGTCGATGTCGTACGGGGTGGGTATTTCTACTGGCGCGACCGCACTATGTATGCCGGATCCGCTGCCCGTGAAGGTGATTACAGACCCGCCGGGGGTGGCCGAGATTTGAAACCCGTTCGCGTCTCCGCCGGTCACGTAGTACGTGACGCCCGCAACAAGTGGCGCTGGCAATGTCCCCTGCGTCGAGAACATCACCGGATAGGGTGCCGCTAGGCCGTGGCCGGGCCAATACACCGTATTTGGCAGAACGAATGTGACGCCGGTTGCGGCGTTGCGGTTGACAATGCCGCCGTTGGCGTAGAGCCGCAGATAGTAGTCCCCAAACTCGACCACGTAGGCTTGCATCGTGGAAAAGACGAACCGCTCAAGCCTGCATTTCTGGCCGGGGTATTTCCCGAAGTTGATCCACTCGGTCCCCGGTCTGCGGCGCAGGCCGCCCTGCTTCATGACCAGCCAGTTGACGCACTCGGCCAGCCCCATCTTCCAATGGTCAACATCGACGCGGGAGAAAAGACGGGGGGAAAGCTCGCCTCGCGCAAAGACGGGCTGGATCGGGTAAAGCGGTCCGGGCATGGACTACCTCACCATGATGATTTCGTCGTCGTACGGCTCTTCGGGCAGACCTTCGAGGCTGTCGATGCGGGCCGCTTCGAGGAACGCGCCGGTCGAGAAATCAGTGAGTTGCTTGGCGAAGCTCGCCTTGCCGGTGATCCAGTAGGCAAAGTTGGCGGCAAGGATCTGGATCAGAAGATCGACAAAGACCGGCGTGAAGGTGGCCGGATTGGTCTGCCGGAAGATGTACCGCACGGGAAGCGGGCCACCCTTGTTGGTGAGGATGTAGGTGCCCTCGACCACGTACGGGATCGGCGTCGAGTTGCGTTTGCCGTCAATCGTGAGCGGCAGCACCCGCAGGCAATCCTCCGGAAGCAGATACTGGTAGCCCCACTCAAAGTCCGGCGTCTTGGTGTCGGCGGCGAGCAACCGCCGCGTCTGCGCAAAATTCCACGTATGGCGCTGCAACAGGACGTCGCGCTGGAGTGGGTAGTTTCGATTGAGCCAGCGGGCGACCGCCTTCTCGTCGCCGGTACTCAGCACGGATTCCTCAGACAGCCGGTCGAGGACCGCGTTGAAGATCTGTGTCTCGCTGAAGCCCGACGGCATCTGTCCCCCTACGGCGGCATCGTCCAGCCTTGCGCCATTGCAACGTCGGATTGCTCTGACGGCAAGCCCTCGTGCATGAAATACGCAAAGTAGGATGTAGCCGGTGTCAGACCGGTTGCCGTCATAACCTTCTCGCCCACCGACGAGATCGGCAGGTTGCCAGCAAATGTCGCCGCTGCGCCAGTGGCAACCTGCCCGGCCTTCACCTGTGCCGCTGTCGGCTTTTGGGCGCTGGTGCCGACCACCATGTAGAGCGTCCCGTTTGGCGTGTCGGTGGTGACGCGGATATTGGCCTGCGTGTTGGAGATTGCAGCGCCCGACTGATTGGTGAGCTGCGGTGATGCGATGTTGACGATGCGGACATTGATGGTCCGCACGATGGCAGGATCGACGCCGTTGTTGGCGGTTATCTCGACCGGATAGAACGTGGCCTGCTCGTAATCCCACGCCCCAGCGGTAGACAAAAGACCACCGGCCAGCGTGAACTTTGCAGACGGGTCATTGGTCTTGGTGAAGGTGTAGGTGCCAGAGCCGTTGAGGACTTGCAGGTTGCCGATTGCCGTGCCGGGCGCTGCGCCTTCCGTGACCTGATTGAGACCGGACAGATAAAGCGCCGCCGGTAAAGCAGGCCCGCCCGGCACCACGCCGAGACGCATCTTGCGATGCTTGCGCGAATAGTAGAGCGCGGCCTGCTGCTTGTTCGTCAGCCCGGTCGGCGTCCCCGGCCCGTAGGGCGGCGGGGTGTGTTCGATGGAGACAGGCTGTGACGCCTGTCTTTTTACCACCGGATCGACGACCTCGGTGCTGCTTGCCATGTCAGGCTTCCGGTACGCGCGGCTCATCAAGGTTGGCACGAAGCGGCTTCTGTTCGCGAATCGCTCCACCACGAGCATTGCCGCGCCCGAAGGCGATGTCGATGGCGCGATGCGCGGCGCGTTGCGCTCCGCCCATTTGCTGCTCAGTCGCCTTGTTGGAATCCATCGTGAAGCGATTGGCTTCCGCGAGGGAGATCGTTCCGTCTGGTTGTTTTTTTGCCATGTCGGCTCCTTGGCAATTCGGCAGGGGTGATGGACGGGCGACGACTGCCGAGGCCGCCGCCCGTCCTTACTCGCGAGTAAACAGCGCCTAGCCGTTGGTCTGCAAGCAGGCAATCGGCACCTGCTTACGTTCCGCATAGACCCGCGACCAGTTGGCCGTGGTTCGCAGCTCGGCGTCGGTCGGAGACCGGCCAGCCAAGGTGTTCGACGTGAACTTGATGCCGTAGGGGTGCATGCAGAACTGCCTGCGTGTCCACAGCTCCTCGACACCCGCGCCATTGCCCTGTGCGGGATAGCGGTAGGTCTCGACCGGAACCTCGGGCGGGACCTCGGCCCAGCCGATGGCGTTCTTGCCCACGAGATACGTGTGGTACATGGGCCGGTTGGTGCCAGCGACCGCCGGGCAGCCGTCGTCCTTCACCACCTGATAGCCGAGGTAGGTCGGGAAACGGACCTTGCCTTCGCTGTCAGGGATAAAGTCGATGAGGTTCTGCTTGGCGAGGTTGGTGTAGACGACCGAGTGCATGAAGATCGTGTCAAGCACGTCGGATGCGTCACCCATCGTCTGCGCTGCATCGAGGATGGCGTTGGCGGACACCTTCTCCGCCGCAACCGGCGCACCGGTCGCGTCGGTGCCGATCACCACGCACATATCGCCAGCGTTGATGGCGATGTTGTTGGCGATCACCCCGCGCAACACGGAGACGAGGTAGCGTTGAAACTCACGCGCCCACCACGCAGCCACGCGGGAGCCGATCCGTTTCATCGGGTCGTCGCCCGCCAGCTCCGAGACGAGGTCGGCTTCGGACCACGCCTTGTTGCGGTTGTTGCGGATCGCGATGTCCTGCGCCGCGACGATCTTGTCGGGCGTGGCAAGAACTGCCGGGTCATCGCTTGAGATGTTGGCCGTCGAGGTGTCGGACAGGTCATTCCAGAACGGCACGTTGACGGTCTGACCGCCGCCGCTCAGGAACGAGGAGAACTGCGCGTCTTGCCGCAGGATGCCCGACTGGAAGATGGCCGATTTGACCATCGTTTCCTTGAGCATATAGGGCACGAACACTGACGGAATGATTGCGTCGGTAAGTCTGGTAGGGCCGGGCATGAGCGATCTCCATTCTGTGAAGGTCGCTCATGGCCTTTGGCTAGTGGTCCTTTCCAAAGCGGTTCTTGAAGAGCGCCTTGTCTGGGTCTTTTCCTGCGGCTGTGATGAGCGACCGGGCTAGTTCCGGGTTCTCGCGGGCGATGCGACCCTGCTCGGAGAGGTTTTCCTGACCGTCTTTCCACGGGTTTGTTTCCGTGAAATGGCCGGGGCCACCACCGCGCAAGCGATCCTCTTGGAATAAGCCTTCACCGACCGTCGCCAGCGCGAAAGCGAGCTTTGCGTCCGCTATCGAGCCACCTTGGTCGATTAGTCCCGCCGCCTTGAAAGTCTCCGAAAGACCTAACCCCTTCAATCCGGCCTTGGCGTGTTCGAGGTTTGTCTTGTACCCCACGCTGTCAACCGGACCCCATTTCGACAGGATCTCTTGGTGGGCTGTCCCCACCTTCCGCAGCATCCCCTCTCCCATCGCGTCCATCTGCTTTGCAGACCGTTGGACGAAACGATCATGGATCAGCTGCGCCTGCCGTGGGGATAGGTCAGCCTCGTGCGACCAATTCTTGTATTCAGTCGCGAAGGCGTCGTCGTACGGAAACGTGTCACTGACACCTTGGGGAAGACGGAAGGTGTAGTCCCCGGGTGTCTTGGGTTTCCCCAAGGCGGTGTAGACCCTGTCGTAGTCTTCCCTCGGCGCGTTGGCGTCGGGAACGACAATGGCCTTGCCAAGACGACCTTCCAACTCCCGGTAGGAATTGATTACGACATCCGGGGTGTTGGATTTGTCCCATCCCTTTTTCGCGACGAGGTCTCGGTTGCCTGCATCTTGCAGACCGGACAGCCACGACGAATCAGGCACGACGGGCGAGCTAGGCGTACCTGATGATGTCCCTCCGGGTTGCCCGCTATTCTGTACGGACCCAGCTGGTGCTTCTGGCATCTTTATTCCTCCGATTGATCTGGCGCAAGACCTGACACCTGCGCCGCTGTCTGTCGTGCGGCAACCTCCAACGCGAGGATTTCTACATCAGACATTCGCAGGTATTGGAAAATGCGACCGTACGCAGTTCGCATCCCCTCGTTGAAGACGATGGTGTCGCGGTCGCCACCTTCCGGCGGAGTCACGCGATAAAATCCGGTGAAGTTTGCGAAATCGACAAGGACAATGCCTTGGTCGTCCGCCGACGGCGCTCCTGTAAAGACCCGCTGGTAGGCGAGCGCAATCCTCGCCTCAGCTTCCAGACGGGAAGCCGGACGCCGAGGGGATAGGAGCTTTACCAAACTGTGAAAGAAGGGCATTGGTGCTTTGCATGGCCTGATCCGTTGCCGTCGGATTGTTGGTCATTCCACCCTTCAGCTTGTCAAGCAGCCCGCTCATGGCGTCGGCAATCGCCGGAGCTTGCTGCGCTGTTTCGCCCACATTGCGACCGGCGATGGAGGCGTCCTTGGCGATCTTTCCCCCGGCCTGACCGGCTTGCAGCGCCATCGCCATTTGCTGCTTCTGCAAGCTCGCCTGTCTTTTCTGCTGCATGATTGCTTCGGTGACGATCACCTCGGCAGGTGCCCCGAAGATTTCCCGCAAAAGACGTAGCGTCTTGTCGAGATCGAAATTGTCGAGAATGTTGGGCTGCACCTTCACCATCGGCAGCGCGACGTTGAGCAGCTGCGTGGTGCCGACACCTTCGTTGGCGCGGCGCATGCGGTCGAGCGGCGAGGTCATCTTTACGGACAGTGCCGTACCTTGCAGCGACGGCGGCGGAGCCAGCGGCGAATTGGGGCGGAAGATCCCGCGCCGCGTCAGGATTGCCAGCTCGCGGTCCACCATGTTCGACAGCGCGGCTTGGATCTTGCCGCCAGCCGGTCCGAGCAATTCGCCCTTTTCATTCGAGCGGATCATCGCCTCGGTCGCGGTCATTTCCGGGTTCTTGATGAGCGTCTGGAACAGGTTGATGTAGAGGGTTTCCTTCACCGCAGCGCGGCGCACCTCCATCACCTTCTCGGCAAAGTCGGGGTTCTGCGCGGTGAGAATCGGGCGAACGCGCAAAGACCCGTCGGGGCCGACCGCGCCGGGATTGATGGCGCGAGGATTGAGATTTGGCCGGTTCATCACGCCGTCGTTCGGCATGCCGAGCGGCGGATCGGTCCACTGCCCGAAGGCGCGAAGCTCGGACTTCCCCATGAGCTGCAATGACTTGATCTCGGACAGCGCCAGCATCACGGGTGATTCGGCGTACGGTCCGTTGTCCTGCTGGAGCCAATGGTAGACCGCGAACGGAAACTCGTGGAAGCCGCCGTCGCCCAGCATCCATTTGGTGTCGATCTCGACGTAGTACGACGCGATGGTCGAACCGCGCAGGGTGCCTTCGAGGTTCGAGGATCCCATTTCCATGCGCGGGCAAACGCCGTGCAGGACGGGGATACTGATCTCAAGCTCGCCGTTGTCCCAAGCCTGCGCCACCTTGGTCGATACGTTCTTGATGCCGAATTTCTGCACCAGCTGTTTCACGGTAAAGCGGCGCACCCTGAAATTGGTGTCCACCGTTCCGTAGTCGTTGGTGGCGAGAAGGTTCTCGGTGAGCGGGCAATACTGGTAGCGGATCGGCGTGGTCGCGGTATCGCCAGCGCGGGGCCGCATGTCGTCCTGCTCGACGTACATGACGCCGGTCCCGAAGGCGACACACGAGCGCATGGCCTTCTGATGGCTGGGGATGAAACCGGCGCGGGGATCGTAGCGCAGCGTGAACTGGAAATTCCTCAGCCGCTCCAGATAGATGTTCTCTTCGTCCGTGGTCCGGTCATGCATGATTTCCGCGACCGTCAGCCCGTGCCACTTTTCGGACTGCGGCGTGACCAGCGACTCCATGCCGGATGCCAGCCGGTCGCAGGCCATCATGCCGGTGTTATCGTAGACCGATTTCACGCGCGGCGTGGAG